AGTATTTTATGCTTTCTCTTAGTATTGTTTCTTACTGCTTGTCTATATTCTCTATTGACTTCATCTACTTTATCCTCAGATATCTCAAATATTTCTGGAAACTCTCTCTTAATAGCTAAAAGAAGTAATTCAAAGTTTTTAATATATGCTTTGTCTGTTTTTAAATCCATTATATCATTGTGATTTCTTCTAGCATGAATTACGGTAGAATGGTCACGGGCCAACAATCTGCCACAACTAACAGTATTATATCCAAATAAATTAGACATAACAGTAATATATTGGTTTCTAGCATAAACAGCTTCTACTCCTCTATATTTAGAAAGTAGAGTAATCATTCCTATATTATGAATTTCAGAAACAAGATTAAGCACTGTGTGTTCTAATTGATTAAGAGAAGAAGGTTCTTTATAAGGATAAATCTTTTTAATTTCTTCGTCTTTCTTTTCAGGACTTAATTCTTTAAGATATTTAAGAAATCTTTCCTTTTCTATAGGAAGCATCTTCTTTAAAACTTGATTAGGTTCAGCTTTCTTTTTCTCTAATCCTAACTTATTAAATTTTTTCTTGTCTTGTTCGTTATTATAATCAGTAATGTTAATCTTAACAAGGCTATCTAATTGTCTTGTTTTTAAATAAGGATTTAACTCATTTATGATGCTTTCTACATGTAGTGAAGAGCCGTCAAATCTTTTAACTGCAGTATTTACTGCAAACTCTATTACGTCTTTTACAGTTTTAAACTCAACTACAGTCTTTTGAATGTCTTTATCGTGTATTGTTTTCATATTTTTAATTTTTCTAATTGTTGTTTTATTAACTCTACTAAAAACTCTTTTCCTTTGTTTTTAACTATATCACTTGGATCTTTTCCATATTCTATATTGTGCTGAAATCTAGGTAAGTCGTATTTTTCGCTCATTTTAAATGATCCATAAATTCCCGCAGAGTCTGGATCAAACCATAAAAATATATCGTCAAACCTATTTTTTAATAAGTTATAGGCATTATCTGATATAGGCGTACTTTCGCTACGCACAGCTACTGCATTATATCCCAAAGAGTGTAGAGTCATAACATCTTTAAGGCTTTTAGTTATAATCAACATTGAACCTTCTTCTGGAAGCTGATTATATCCCTCTAAGATTCCTCCATATAAATTAGATCTAAATTTATTAGCCCTTTTTCCTAAAGGTCTATAGATTTTAAATCTTTCTTTTTCTTTATATCTATAACAAAGATCTGTTTTATTATACAAATACCATAAATTACCATTAATCCATACTTTACTAGCTCTTCTTACATCATAAAAGTTTAGAATATCTGGAGTAATGTTAAATTGTTGCCAATAATTATAATCTCTATCTATAAATTTTGTAAGAGCTATTTTAATGTCAGCATTAGGTGTAGGAACATATTTTGTATTCTTATCTTTTATACTAAAAGGATCAAACTCTGGAATAAAAGATATATTTTTATTTTTACCTAGATCACGTCTAATTTTATGCAAAGCCTCTAGATATTCTAAATTATACATTATTTTAACTATGTCAACTACATTTAGATGAGTTCTTTCTGTATTAGCAAAATCTACAAAAACTATATTACCACGAGGACTCTTATTAAAAAAACAACCAGCACTGCTATCAGGCCTTAAAGGATTCTTGTATTTTTTGTTAAATTGTACTGGTATATTTAGATAGTATTCAAATATTTCTTCTTCTTTAAAAACTCTTAATAAAGATTCTAAGGTTATATGACTTTTTAGATTTTCTAATTTCATGTTGCTATTATAATTTAAAGTGGTCAAATAAAAAAGGGGAGAACTTAGTCTCCCCTAATTTTATATCAATTAAAATCCAGAAAAAGGATCATCATCAGCAGTATTTGTAGTCGTAGGACTGCTAGAACTACTTCCTTCTGTAGCAAACATATCTGATTCTGTAACTTCTACTTCATCAGAAGGAATGCTAGAAGGATCGAATTTTTGGAATTCAAAGCTATCATTGTAGAAAGACTTGTATCCATATTCTCCTGAAATTTCTTGATTAATTCTTTCAGTAATTTTGTTGTAAAGTCCTAAAATTCTTCTAGTGTAAACATCTTGGTATTTACCATCTTTAACTCCTAAAAGTACTCTAACACCTGCCATATCTTTGTTAAAGAATTTAAAGAATTCTTCTAGCTCAGAACCATTACCCTTTACTAAGGCATCCCAAGAATCCAACACAAGCATTTGCTTTTGAGGATTAAGATTTCCATAAGATTTTAACAAGTTATAAATCATCTCTTCACCTTCTTTAGCTTCTCTGATTGTCTTTTTATCAGGGCGCACACTGTCAGCCCAATGACTTGTCTTAGAGTCTATAAGAGTTACATCTTCTGACCACACAGTTCTTGCAAAGCTATCAATATACTGCTTTTTACCTGTAGCAGATTCTCTTAATTTGTTAGATACCCAAATAGAAAATTTACCTTTAAGTTCTGTATTAAACTGAGGATGATTAACATACCAGAAATCTAGACGAGTGTTTTCTTCTCCTACATACTGAGGCTCTTTAACATCCTCAGAGTTTAAAATAGACTTTAATTTGTCAACGTTTGGGTTAACAGCAATGATTTGAATTGGTGCGAATCCTGTGTAAAGGGTTCTTGAAACTGCTTCTCTTTGTTCTAAATTACTTAAATTCATGATTTTTAATTTTTAATTTTTAATTAGTTGTTATTTTTATTTGTTACTTTTTTCTTTTTTAGGTTCTACAACATCATCGTTATAGTACGCATCTATAATGTCTACTACCTTTTGTAGATCATTGTCAATAAGAATTTCTTCAAACATTCCCATAGGTGATTTTGCAGGATAATTTCTCCAACGATTAGTCACAAAATGATAATTAGCAACTTCATTTCTATCCTCATCTACGTGAGTATAAAGTGCTATAGTAAATAATCCTTCTAATACAACCTGGTTGTCTAACATTTTACCAATGGTCTTAATTTTTTGACCAACAATTTTGCCCTCATCCTCTATGTTTTCTGAATGAGTTAAATAAAATACTTTAAGATCGTTTCTCAACCTTCTAGCAGTAGTAAGCATGTTAGTTACATCTTTTGCAAGATTCGTAAACTTAGAATAGCCTACCTCATTTGCTTTTTTCATCATCAAAAAAGACATTGAATAGATTGCATCATCCATAATAATGTTTTTGATGTGAGGAGCTTTCTCGTTAATAGTACCTAACAAACCTGTAATCTGCTGAAGATCATCTACTTCCATGTAGTTTTTTCTTTCTTTGTTGTACATTTTTTCTGCACCCCTAAATGGAAGTTCTTTACGAGCTACATTGATAATAAAAGTTTCATCTGGATTCAACGATTTAATTGATGTTGATTTACCTGAGCCACTAGGGCCTACAATTGCAATTAATTTACTTGACATATTTTTTATTTTTATTTATTTTATTCATTATAATAATCCCAGCCAAAGAATGCTGTGAATTTTCTTGCCATATCTTCTTTATCATCGGCTATTAATCCCCAACCTTTTAATTCTTCCATCGCTTCAGGATTTTCTTCTAAAAATTTAGTTAACCAAGTTTTAAACTGTATACCTTCGTCAACACTCCATTTGTACTTTTCATACCAATCTTCCTTAAAGAAATTAACATTTGAGCTATTTATATTTACTCTTTTGCATAGCTCATCAAAAATTTTCTTACTTATCTTCATTACTTTACTTTCTGTATTTTTCATAATAACCTTTTGTAGGATTTGCCATTTCTTCTGGTCTAGGAAGTTCTTCATATACTCCAGCAGCACCATTAAAATGCAAACCAATAGATGCATTTTCAAGACCATAATGTCTATCTTTTAAGACACTAAGAGATCTATATTTAGAACCTAAAATAGCAATATCATAATTATTATGAGTCTCGATATTATATCTACTAGGATTAAATAAACCTAGAATCACTTCGTAATCTTGTTGTACACCTTTATTTAAGTGTAACTCTTCTAATGAAGGCTCTAATTTACTTTCAACTAAGGACCCCTTACTTGTGTATTGTGCTTTTTCTGAAGCTGGAGTTTGTTGATGTACAATTATGTTAGCCATTTTAAATTTTTTTGAAAATAATTCTAGAGTAATATCTTTGACCATGTAATCAATTGTCTCATAACTAGATAGTCTTTTCTTCGTTGCAGACATAAACTCGTTGGACAATAAACTAATATGATCTAATACAAAAAATACCCACGTATCATCAGACTTATATCTATATCCTACAGGCACACGATTACCATCTTGCTCAACCGTGACGTATTCCCCAATTGTCGGGCTGTCAAAATAGTTTTTAATGTATTTTTTAATGCCTGTAGGATTTCTGATATAGTCAATCACCTCCACATAGTCTTGCAAGATTCTAATAAACTTTTCCGCTTCTTTTACTTTTTGAAAAGTTTCATTGTTCACTGTGTAAGACCCTATAGATTTTAACTCTGATACACTTATAGACTCTTTATATTTAAGAGCTATATACATAGAAATAAAGGATAGCCAAAAGTCAGTTTCGCTTTCTTCTAGAGCGAAATAAAATATTTTAGGTTTTAAAGGGCTATTCTGAACTTGCTTAAACACGTTAAATACAGTCATGTACTTAACAAACTTAGTCTTACCTACACCTGAACCAGCTGTTATAGCTGTAATAGATCCTTTTGTAAATCCGCCATACTTTTGCGCTAATCTACTAAAAGGAGGCAAAATAGAAGTAATTCCACCTTGCTCTTTAATGTTTTTATTATTTTCAATAGTAGATAAGATCTCTTCAAAAGTCATCATAAGAACTAATTCTATAATATAGTACGAGAATCATAACCTCCGCTACTACCATTTTCACGAAACTGTTCACAGTAGTTAGCTAGATCACTTTGATTAACTCCATCTACTTTTTTATAGATGAAGTAACCACACCCTCTTACATAATTTATAGAACCATTCTTTTTTAGAGTATTGATGTAAAGATCAGTCGCAGATAAGATCTCGTCTTTTCCATAATCATATTCTTCTAAAAACATATTCATTTTTCTGGTGACTGTTTTAATATCAGTAGTCTTACCAGTAACTCCAAGGTTCTTAGAAGAAAACTTATTTCTAAAAGAATCAATCCAATTTATTGGTGCATCATAGTCTACTTTCTTTTTACTTTTTAACTTAGGAGAATCTAAATCTTCTAGTTCTTTAGTATCTTTTACTAACTTTCCTACTATTTCTACTTGCTCTTTTCCCATATAAGAAAAAACATCAGGATGCCAAACGTACCTAGAATTAGAATAAATCAGTAAACCTTGTTTAATCCACTCGTCAATCATTTCATGGGATTCACACATTTCCCAGAGTATTTCATAAAAGTTTTTTTTCATAATCTTCTTCCTTCAATAAATTAACCTTGTTTTCTCCCAGTTTTTCTGAGTCATTTTCAGAAATAGGGGTAACAAATATAGAGGAATTTTTGGATAACTCATACTCTTCATATTGTTTTTTAATATGAAAATAATAATCTGTACTATTCAAAGATTCCCCATACATTTCTACCTCAAAATTTTCCTTAGTCTTTGACATCTTCTTTCACTTCATCTACATCATCTAACAGATTTAAGTTTTTCATATTCTCTTTACTTTCTCTTAAATACTCAACTAGAGTTTCATTAGCGGTTATTTTTTCTATTTTAAAAAACTTATTCATAGGTAGATGTTTAAAGTCTTCTTTAATCTCTTTCTCGAAATAGTCTATGTGACGTTTTTCTAGTCTTTTGATAGAACCTAAAAGCTGAATATAGTCACTATAATGAAAAACATAAGTAAAGAAATAGTCTTTACAGTACCTAGGTATTAAAGCATCTAAACTACTTCTAAAACTTTTAAAACTGATATTATTAAAAACTTTAGAATATCTCATTTTACTAGAATTGTTG